AAATCTTCGTCTTCTGGGCGGCGTGCCGATACCATAACATCAGACACCGACTTGCCGCGCAGCTTCACTGCCTCCTCAATGAATGACCGCACTTGTGCTTCGTCAAGTTTCTTCTGCTTGAGTGCGGTGATTGCAGCATCGAGCTTTTTAGTTTGAGCCACAATGCGTTCGATTGCTGAATCAACCTCTTCAAGAATCGTACCGCTATGACGCAGCTTGATGGTTTCAAAAGTCTCACCCACAACCAGACCATTCGAGCACACGAAACGAAAAAACCCAAGCTGCATTTTGAAACTGCTTGATCCATCGTGGGCATTTGTGACGAGAAGTTGAAGCTTAACGTCATTGTGATCGGTTGACAGAAGCTCGGGATGCGAGAGGCGGACAAGGTGCTTTTGGTGCCCGATGCGCGAGGGATCTTTGCGCACGCGCGCTTCCTGATAAGAATCGACCACGAAACCAAGCTCCTTAAACTTGGTCGCGATTAGCTTGGTCGGAACAACCTTATAGCGGTCGCTGCGGGATGCATGCTTAGAATCGAGAGTAGTGATTTCCATTTTGTTCTCCTTATTATTCAATGACAAACCATTGATTTCCAATTTTGCTGTAAGCGTCTTTCGACTTAGCTTCCGATTCGCTTACTGAAACAAAGTCTCCCAAGATTTTACGATTGCCATTTGAGTAAACCAGTTCGGTTACTCCATCGTGATAAATCATCAAGTGGCTTTCTTGAAAATTCTTTTTTGCAAGTTCATCAATCACCGATTCAGTTAGGTTTGTGCCGTAAACCATGATTGAGGTTTGTTCGATTCCGTTGAGTTTGTTTTTAACCTCCGTCGGGGTGTAGTGTCGCGCCTTCAGTTCGCGCATTGTTTCCTTGTGTGTCTCTTCGTTTTCCTTCGTCGTGCGCGTTGAGTTGAACACGCTAAAAATGTAAACCCGTTCCGTTACGTTATGCATTATTCCTCCCATGCCTCGCCACGAAAGCAAGGTCCGCAAACCTGTACCGAATAGCCCGCACTATCAATGTCCAAAATCAGACCGCCATCGGGATCACTCCCACATTCACAGCAATGATCTAACATTATTCCTCCACATCCTTAAGAAACTCCCTGCAGCAATCATCGCCGCTCTTTACCTCCGTAATTGTCCCCTCATTTCCGCAATCCGGACAAGTTACAAAGTCAACGAGCGTTCCGCCTTGCTCAACCGCCACATTAAAGTCCGCATCCACTAGAAAGACATATCCCGAGACTTGATTAAAAGCAATCTTTTCGATTCCAGAAAAAATCACAGTGTGGTTTTTTTCGGCATGCGCTTTAAGAAGGTCTTGCATCATTCGAATCTCGCGGCGTCCCCAGTTGCTCAAGTCCAGTTCGTTGTATTCCATTTTTTCCTCCCGACCTTGCCGGTCATGCCAGATTATATTGCAGCCAGTGTGCCAGCCGCAAGTTGTTGATTTTGTTGGGTCTCGTTTTTTAGAAACCGTCGAACTTATTGACGGCTGTTTAATCGTTAAACAGTGCGACCATCGCCGCGCAGAAAACCCGCTCCAGTTCTTCCTCGCTTAACTCGCGCTCAAAAACCTCGCGCCCAGCAGTCCGCAGGAAGTTAATCAGCCCCTTATATCCAAACCGCTCGGCGTTCCTGTAATGATTTAGAGTCAAGTCAATGATCATTTGAGTTTCCATAGCACCCTCCTAAAATTTTCAATGAAACCGCGCGGGATTATTTTTTAGCGCTTCGTAGTTTTTGCACATTTCAGGACTTGAAAAATCAACCCCTGACTGCCTGATTCTATCAATCGCCCGAATGATGCGGCGCCTGCCTAGCTCATCGCTGCGCGGCGTTCGGATTAGCTTTATCATTAGATCAATCAAATCTAGTTTGGTCATGCTGCCTCTCTTTTCAAGTTGTCAATTAGCCCAAGCTTTTCCTTCAACTTCCCAATTTCTGCAAACCGTTCCGCGTTCTTTTCTGGGCGGCTCCGTTTATTATTAATCTCGGCGGTCAGTTTTTGAATCTTCGAAACAGCAAGCGCCCGCGCCGCGTCAAGATTCTGCAACCCCTGCGGCGCTTCAATCTCCACCCACTCAATCCCCAGTGAACAAAACAACCCCCGAAGCTTTGACACGTGGCGCGCCGTAGTGTTCGAATATCCGTAAGAGTTCAACACCTGCACCCCTTCAAACTCGCGGGCGATGGAGTACCACTCATAAGACCGCCCCTCGCCGGTCGCCGGATTAAACGTCAAGTTGCTGGCCTTGTATGTTTTGAGCTTGCTATAAAATTTCATAAAAAGGGTTCCTTTAGGGAGTGGGCCGTCCGTGGCCCGGGTTTTTTAAGCACTGACCGAGTCGGTTTGACTAATGTGAAAAACCGTTACCGACCGGGGGGTTTTGCTTCCGTCCTTCTTTTCGATAAAGGTGAAGATTTTCACGCCCCTTTCACTTTTGCGAACCTGCCGACCTTTCGCAAGCCACGCGTTATAGGTAAACACGTCGACGCGGGGAGTTGCCTTAACGCCGCGCTCTTCGAATGCCGCAACCACTAGTACATCGTTTACCCCGGGCTCGCGGGATTGAGCCTTGGCAATCGTGGCTTGTCCCATCTTGATTTTTGCCATCGCGTTTTTGATTTGTTCCATCTTTTCCATGTTTGTCTCCCGGCCATTCGGCCATGTCCTAAGTTATTGCAGCCGCCGTGCCAATCGTAACCCGTTGATTTTACTACGGCGTAGCCCGTCGCGCCCTGTAAAACTTTCAGACAAGTGTTTAGTTCTTAGACGCCCGCCCGTCCGCGTACAAAGAGAAACCCCAAAGACCGCAACTTGGTGTCATCGTATATGTTGCCCACCCCTTCATGCCGACTTCGAGACGGAAGCAAAACGGGCCAAGATAAAGCGAACAAGTTTCAATGCGTTCTCTTCCCTGCCATGAAAATCGAATAGCCGCGCGGCCTTCTTCGGGGTAAACTTCAATTACTTCGGCGTGGTGCTTTTTTGTGTGCATTTTATTATTCCTCGTTAAAAATTAAATATGCTTCTACTTCTTAGACAGTACCTCCAGCTCGCGGTGCTTGCTGATGAGTTCAAGGGCTTCGGCGTTCGTCAGCGGTTCGCCTTGGGCCTTTGCCAGCGCTTCGGCGCGTGCCCTTGCCTTGCGGACTTCCGCCGGTCCATAGACCGCTGCGCGGTCGATTAAGTGGAAATTAGACCGCATGCGAGGACCGCCGACGTTTTGACCTTGGAAAGCTTTCTTGGTGGAAACAAACATTGGTAAACTCCTTTGGTTTAGCTTCCCTCATCAGGCCCGCCGGAGCAACCGGACGGACGACGCCTTGCGGCGTTTCGGGATTAGGAAGCGGCTTCCTCCATATGGCGGCGGAGGGATTTCACCACGCCACGACTGGCCCTGTAGAAGCACGCACCCGTCCCGGGATCTCCGATGCGAGCATGACGCTCGAAGGCTCGCACAACCCGCAGCGCCTCCTGCTCATCGCGCACAACATCGTAAGCGCGCCGCTCGCCGCTGTCGCAGCACGCGATGGTAAACTGAATAACATAACCGCCGAAAAGTGAGTCGCCCATGTGCATCCCTTTCGCTACCCGGCGGCACCGTGCCACCGATGCAGGGAAGTAATGCAGCGACCGTGCCAGCCGATGGAATGGCGAAAAGTCCAATGAAATCAAGGCGTCTAAAGTAAATCGGTAGCAGAAAGGGTGTGTAAGAAGTTTACAGTTGTCGAAATTTCTGACAGGTTTCTTCAATCTTAACAGGTTCTTAGCATTGTAATGATAGCTTAACAGCGTGCTGCTTAATATAATGATGAGAGAGATTGCAAGGTCTATGCCAACATGCAAGCCGCGTGCCACTTAACAATCTGCTATAATGTAACGCGTGCGTGCGCGTGCGCAGGTGCGTGCGCGCATACGCGTGCGCGTCATTATACCTCTGGCATAGTTCCTGCTATTGCAAGCCGTGCCAAGCCCCTGCAAGATCCGTGCCAGATGCAATAAGTGTGCCAACCTGCAAGGAGTGTGCCAATAGAATGATGGCATGAAGATTGCAAAGGGGGGGGGTAGGGTGCTTCGCAGTAATCGATAGCTTTGGCTGTGTCCGCACGCAAATTCTTAAGTTTCAAAGGTATAGAAACGTCGAATTTAATACCATCCTATGTACGCGATTTCACAGAATCGTGTTAATACTACTTAACATTCTTATATATTGCTCACAGTAGATAGAAACTTTTAACAACTATAGGTATGGAAGTAGACGTTAAAACTCTCTTATCCCTGCCTAAAATGGCAGTAATCGGTCTGATAAACGACCAAGACAGGGTAGTTCTCATCACCCATTCGTCTTGTGTCGTTGAGTCATTAGGGAAGCTAATACGTCAACTCAAAGAGAAGACGCATACGAGTATGAATATGATTATCGACCGGGAGAAGCTTAGGTTCGTTGTGCTGGAGGAGGTACAAGAACGTAACGCATTGAGCGTAAGAACCCGTTACTGGGTCGATCAATACGTGGCTAAGGGATACGGCTTATACAGTAAGATCAACGCCGTTAAATACCGTTTACGCGTGGAATACGACGAATTAGGGAATGTACTCGTTAAAGCTGTTAATACTCGTAATCGGGGATATGTAATAGGCGTATTCCGTAATCTGGGTCTAGCCAATCAATGGATTACTAACACCTACAAAGAAAAGGAATACATTATCCCTCAGTATGCCACAAACACCCTTACCAAGTCCTACCTAGAAAGGTATGACATTCCTAGACTTGGAGATTCGTGACAATGCATATTGAATACGCTAGCATGATGCAACGCATTGGAAAATGCATACTGGATGCGTCAGTCAACATACAACGCATTATCTTCGGGTATCTTAAGGGTATTGTGGGATACTGTATGGTATTGGATAGACAGAGGTATTTAGAATTTTTCGGAGCAGGGGACCGAAGATACACGAATCCCAATGACGTAGTGATCTTACGCCCGCAGACTTATCGTCTGCTACCAACGTATTTAGCTATAACGATAGTTGTTAACGGGGTAGATTTCTTAACAATATAGAAAGTATTTTTTTAACGTATGGAATTCCTTGTACTAATCCTAGTTTTGGTGCCGTTTTTGGGTATTTTCTTTAACTCTATGGAAGAAAAAAATTTTCGTAGAGGGCGGCTTATCAACTGTTACAATTTAGACCAGCCCCATAAGTGGGCGTATAACTGTAATGATCGGTTAGAATGCACTGCCTGTGGGATGACCGCTGGGGAAGTAGAATTAAACGAGGTTGATTGATATGTCTCGTGGTCGCGTAAGGAAAAGACGCAAGATTCTTCAGCTGGGATTAAACTATGGAATCATTAACCTGACTACCGAGGATTTGCTTTTAGAGAAAAAAAACGAACTGATTTGTAGTTTTTTGGAAGGGGCGTATCCTTTAAATAAAGCACTTTGTATCCAGTTCGGCAAAAGTAAAGAAGAGATATTCTTTGACCTAGAGACAGAGGCGGCTGCCCTCAATAAAATTAGTTTTAAGCCATTTAAGAAAAGGCGGTTATAGAAACATGAACAAACCACTTGTGTTAAACGAAAAACAAGCTAAAATATGTAAGGTGTGCGGTGTGTTAAAATATCGCATACTAAAAGGTAAGTTTAATAAAAAAGATAAAAAATGGAAGGGCGCAAACGGAGACGGATACTGGAATGGACACGTTTGTCCAGAGTGTCATCGTAAACGATGTGCCGAACGGCAACGCGCTAAAAGGGCGGCGACAAAGAATGAAAATAATACTTAGAGTTCTTTTACTAGCAACGTTACTTTATCAAATAAATATGACTTTTATTCTTTTCCCAAGAAAGAATGTTAAGTTAAATTTAGAATTTGAAAAGGTGATGGAGATAGTAAAAAAGCATTGCGAACCTTCGCAGTATTATCTTCCGAAATCGATCACTATTGAATTTGATCGGCTGTATGAAGAAGTGGCTTATTGCCAACGGCGTATAAACGGATTTAAGCTGGTGTTTGATGAGCGGTATTGGAACAACGCACTGCTTCCAATTGATCGCACTCAATTAATGATACACGAGATGACTCATTGTCTTTTTAAACAAGAGCACGTGTCTGACCCAAAGCACTTTATGGCTCCGTATTTTTATTCAATCCCAGAAGCTGTTTTGTACGCTCAGTTTGATGAATTTTTAAAGACAAAATGCGGAAAATAGCATGGCACACATTAGCAGCTCTTGCCCTTCAATACCGGTCCTTGTAAAAAATGAATTCCTTCATAATCAAAAAGAAGGGTTCAATCAGTTTACAAAGGGCTGGGTTGTTGCTGTTAGAACCATTAAGGGACTGGCTGTTACCTTTTACGTTTTATTAGAAAACGGTGTTTTATTTACGGGACTTCCAATACACGCACTTTGCCACAAAGAAAGCGCACCCATGCTTGATTTGGGTGATTTGGAAATGTGGGATTCTTTATCTTACGATCATTCTATTTTTCAAATCGATTTTTTGCGAGGCATGGCCTGTACCGTGTTGCTTCGAAACAAAGAAAAGCACGACGGGGAGTACCTGTTTACAATCGATTTTTCTAATCAAACCGGACTAACGGGAATCGCAGAAAGTCCCAACGAATGGAAGACTTTTCATTTTATTAAATTAAAAAACGGACGCTTTGCTCTTTACCCTCAAAACCGAATTATTTTCCGAGACGCGTCTTTGACTAAAGCGACAAAAATCGATACTATTAAGTACCAAGTAAACACCACTGAATGGGGCTGCGAGGACGGCAACAAGTGGACAGTCGGATATGACTCTAGTTACCTGTATGGAGTAAATCGTGATGAATAAAATTGATATGTCATGGGGATCTCCGGCTTTCTTAGTTCCATACTGGGAAACGCATGGAATTAAAGTCGCTCGTCAAATTGACCGCGATATGACGTATAATTTTGGTTCTCGTGAATCTCTTAAACAAATTATTCGAGACATTCACAACCAAGAACAAAATGCTGAAACTGATGGTAAACATATCGTTGTTGCTGCGGGAGCGACTCAGATTATTCTAGGGCTTCTTCACGTTTTAAAAAAAGAAACCGGAGCGGGTGCGGCTTGGGCCAATCCTCCCCATTTTTCTCGGTTCCCTCATCTTGCAGAATTTGCTGGACTTGAGTGGGCTAAAAAGAAAAACTCGCTTATTATTACAACCGTCCCTAACAACCCAGACGGATCGCAGATTGTACACAAAAACACCGCGATTTTGGATCTTACTTATAACTGGCCTCAGTATCTTGCCAAGGTGAAAAACTTTGATCACCCTGCAATGGTGTTTTCTCTTAGCAAGGCGACTGGACATGCGAGCACCCGTATTGGTTGGGCGATTTTGGAAGACGAAATGACTGCGCGTGGGTTAGAGCAATATATTGAGTATAGCACCAGCGGGCTGTCTATTGATTCTCAGCTTACCGCAGAAGCGGTTCTTTCTAGTCAGCTAAATGCCGACTATACCGTATTTGATGATGGTAAAAAAACACTAGACGACCGAATGTCGTTGCTTGATGAAATTGAAAAACGGCTGCCATTCAAAATTATTAAAATGGCAGGAATGTTTCTGTGGGCCGAGGGAGACTGTCCAAAAGAAATCATTGGATTAGACGGCAGAACTCTTCGTGGTCCATCTGGAACATTTCGTCTTAATATCGGCTGTTCTTCTGAAAGCTTTATTTCTTTTCACAATCTATTTGCAAAAAAGAAACTTCCAATGGATTCTATTGTCTAAGGTTTAAACATTCTTAACGGACGATCGGACCTTGAGCCAATATCAAGGTGTACCCAATTTGTGTTTTTACCCTTTGTGTGCACGGGGTCCTCTAGCCACAATTCGTATTTTTTAAGCAGATCCGGTTGAGATAAAATTTTAGCAGCAAGCGATTGTCCGGAATCGTCTTTTATATCGACAGCCTTTCCGGTCATATGTAAGCTTTTCTTGGCCGCGTTTGCGACCTGAGAGTTTACGGCAGCAGGACGCCACCCAGACGAAACTTCGGCTTTTGTGATTTTTAGCTCCCAAAGAAGAGCGTTTACTTTTTCAAGAAGTATGATAATATTATCTAGTATTTCTTGGGTTAACTCTTGAGGATACTGTGAGTCTCTACCCATTAGATAGGCGGCTTGTGTAATAACTTGCTTTTCTATCTTTGAAAAGCCACAGGACGGGCACTTTAACCATCCTTGGGTGTTTGGGTGAAGACCCATAAACGATGAGCACATTCTGCATATTTTGTAATTAAATGGCATATAACCCTCTAATATAGTTGTTGAAATTAACAACTTTATTTATAAGTATTTATAGCAACACCGACCGCCGTTTTTACGGCAATCAACAAACAAAGCGGTTTACGCAAAAAATGCTTATAAAACAACCGGTTAGGAAGATATGGAAAAATTAACGCGATTTTTACCACTGGGCTTGTTTTGTGTTTTCTCTTTAAAGTTAATGGCTTTGGGTGCTCAGCTCACTGATTCTCTCGTTCTTTTGGTATTAGCGTCATATTCCGCTTACCACGAATTTAAAACTGTTGATAAACAGATTAAAGAATTTGAAGATCGACTAAAGGAAAACGAACGGGTTATTACCCAAAAAGCTAAAGAGATAGAAGACGTTAAAGCCCTTCTTTCAAGCGTAAAGCTGGGTCAGCAGCTAAAGACTATCCAATCCAATAGAGGCTAATTGTGTCGCTAGAAAAAATGCTTGATGAAGCGAAAGATTTAGCCGAGCTTCGGGTTTTTTCTGAAGCGCAACAAAAAACCATTGTAAAGCTTTCTAAGAAAAACAAAGAGCTTGAAGACGAGATTTCTCATCTAAAAAAGCTGCTTGAAACAACTACTCCAATTATTTCAAACAATGAGGCAGTTCCATCTGTTTCGGCTGATAAGTTTTTAACAACCGATCAGGAAGCTATTTGTAGAATGCAACTTAATCGCCTTAAGGAAGTTTCTTACGAACGCGAGCTTACACTTGAAGAGGCAAAACGCGTTGAGATTTTTTCAAAGATCATTAACGTTCTTGAAAATAGCCCAAAGACAATTAAGGTTGAAACAAAAAATCTTGATAATAAAGAACTGCTTAGCTTAATCGAACAAGACCCGTCATGAGTAAAATTTCTCGTCAAGAGGCCATAAAAGAACTATGGCGCCGAGGAGAGCTTTCTTGGAAGCTTGACGGTGTGCAAAAGCAAATGCACAAGTCGTTTTACGAATCTAAGTTTAAAACCCACACTTGGCTTCTTGCTCGTCGTTCTGGAAAAACATTTTTACTTTGTATTCTTGCTCTTGAGCAATGCATTAAAACACCCAACAGCATTGTAAAGTTCGTTTCTCCCACAAAGCTTCAGGTTAACAATAACGTTCGTCCTCTTTTTAAAACAATTCTTGGCGACTGCCCAGAAGACATTAAGCCCGAGTTTCGAACAAAAGATTATATTTATTATTTTCCAAACGGTTCAGAAATTCAACTCGCCGGAACCGACTCCGGTCACGCCGAAAAGCTTCGCGGTGGCGACTCGCACATTTGCATTGTTGACGAAGCTGGTAGCTGCGATCAGCTTGAGACTGTTGTAAAAAGCATTCTTCTTCCAACCACTCTTATTACTCGCGGTAAGCTTGTGCTTGCGAGCACCCCGCCACAAGAGTCTGGACATGATTTTATTAAATTTATTGAAGAAGCTGATCTTCGTGGCTCTTTGGTTAAAAAAACTGTTTACGATAACCCGCGTATTTCAAAAGATCAGTTAGAAGAACTAATTGAGGAACTTGGTGGATTAAACACTGAGGCTGCCAGACGCGAACTTTTGTGTGAAATTGTCAAAGATAGCACCACTTCTGTTATTCCGGAAGCAACAGACGAGCTGTATGCTGAGATTGTAAAAGAATGGCCTAAACCGCCGTTTTATGAAGCGTATGAAGCGATGGACTTGGGGTTCAACGACCTTACTGTAATCCTTTTTGGTTACTACGATTTTAGAAGCGCTAAGATTATTATTGAAGATGAGTATGTAATTAACGGTCACGAGCTTCATTTGCCTAAAATGGTGGACAAAATCAGAGAGATAGAATACAATCTGTGGTTTAATCATCTTACAAACGAACAAAAAAGACCGACAAAACGTGTAAGTGACATTGATTACATCGTTTTAAACGAAATTAGACGAATTAGTAATAACGAAATTCGGTTTGATGCAACAAAAAAAGATAATAACGAAGCCGCAATTAATACAATTCGTGTTCTTTTGGCAAAAAAACAAATTATTATCCACCCAAGATGTAAAACTTTACTTCGTCATCTAAAGAATGTAAAATGGAAGAGTCCAAACAGTAAGGATAAGTTTGCTCGCTCTCCAGATGACGGACACTATGATGCTGTTGATGCTTTAAAATACTTTGTGCGGTCAATTAATTATAACAAAAACCCGTATCCGGAAACTTACAACAACGAACTTTATCAGTATTACGCGCCGGAAGTAAGAAATCACGACAGCTTTAATCCAGTTGCTCAAAAAGAAGATAAAAGTAGCGTTTACAAAGCGATTTTTGGAATAAGGAAGAAATAATATGGACGGACAAAGCAAGTATCAGTCAGCCGAAGAACAGTATTTTGCCGCAAAATCAGCAAAAGACGTGTCTTCTAATCTTCTTGAGAAGGCTGCCTCCTTTTTTAACCTTCTCCGCGCAAACGCTTACCTTGAAAAGCTTCAACGCATGTGGCGCGCTTATCACGGTGCGTATGATAACGATCTAGGCTTTGGTCATCGTATCAACTTTACTGGCGAACAAGGTGAATTTACTCAACTTTCGGTGAATCACTTTAGAAATATTGCACAACACATTTACGTGATGATTACTTCCAATCGTCCCACAATGGAAGCTCGCGCTATTAACACTGATTATCGGTCGCTGGCGCAAACTCACATTGCAAACGGCGTTCTTGACTATTACATGCGCGAAAAGCGCCTTGAAGATTGCTTAAAGTACGCGACAGAAATGGCAATTGTTCTAGGTTCAGGCTTTGTTAAGCTTGAATGGAATGCAACTTCTGGTGAAGCTTACGACGTTGACCCTGACACTGGAGAATTTAATTACGAAGGTGAGATTGAGTTTTCAAATCTTTCACCGTTTGACGTGGTTGTCGATGGAACTAAGGAAACTTGGGACAACGACTGGATCATGTGTCGTACTTTTAAGAATCGTTATGATTTAATGGCAAAGTACCCAGAGCTTGCCGACAAGATTCGCTCAATTCCGCCTAAAAATCAAAGCGCTGTCTATCGTCTTGCTGTATTTTCAAACGATGATACCGATGATATTCCTGTTTATGAGTTTTTTCACAAGCGTACCGAGGCGATGCCCGATGGTCGCTATATGTTGTTTGTGGATGCCGATGTTGTCCTCTTAGATGTTCCGATGCCATATCGGACAATGCCAATTTTCCGTATTGCTCCTTCTACTATCATGGGAACTCCTTATGGATATACCCCCATGTTTGATATTTTCCCAATTCAAGAAGGAATCAACTCGCTTTACAGTACGATTATGACAAACCAAAACGCGTTTGGTGTTCAAAATCTATTCGTACCTCGCGATGCCGATGTTTCTCTTGCTTCACTTCAGTCGGGAATGAATATTATTGAAGGAAATAGCAAGCCAGAACCGATTAACTTTACGCAAACTCCTGCAGAAGTATTTAAGTTTCTCGATACTCTAATTCAAGCTGCCGAAACGATTTCTGGTGTTAACAGTGTTGCACGCGGAAACCCAGAGGCTTCACTTAAATCAGGAGCAGCGCTTGCTCTTGTTCAAAGTATGTCGCTTCAATTTGTTTCTGGACTTCAGCAGTCTTACGTTAAGCTTATTGAAGACGTTGGAACTGCTCTTATTAATATCCTAAAGGATTTTGCTAAGACACCAAAAGTTATTGCTCTTGTTGGAAAGCACAATCGCACCGAACTAAAGGAATTTACCGGTGAGCAAGTAAGCTCAATCAATCGAGTCGTTGTTGATGTGGGTAATCCTCTTTCTCGAACAATTGCTGGTCGTGTTCAAATGGCTGAACAAATGCTGCAGATGAATCTTATTAAGTCTCCTCAGCAATATTTTCAGGTTATGAACACGGGACGACTTGATTCGATGTTTGAAGGTGAGCTTAGTGAACTAATGCTTATCAAGTCTGAGAATGAGCGCATGATGGAAGGCGAAGATGTTAGCGCCACCTCAATTGACGCGCATCGTCTTCACATCATGGAACACAAGTCAGTACTTGCTGATCCAGATCTTCGCCGCGATCCGGTTCTAACTGAAAAGGTGTTTAATCACATTTTAGAGCACATTGATCTTCTTCGTAATACCGATCCAGATCTTCTCGCTCTTGTTGGTGAGCAGCCGCTTCCTCCACTTCAGCCTCCAGCTCCTCCGATGCCGACTGGACAAAGTATTCCAGTTCAAGGACAACCGGGTGAAAATATTCCAAATAGAGCGTTGGAAAGAAGTCCAATGTCTGATATGATGGGACAAGAGCAAGCTGCTGTTATGTCTGGTCCGGGTGTAGAAAATCAACCGCTTCCAAGCATGCCAAAGCCGCCCGCTCCGTTTCAAAATATGCCAGTTAGCCCTGATCAGCTAACTCCGCAATAACATTCAGATTAAAAAATAATACACTTTTTAATCTCAAATTTAACAACTTTAGGTGTTGGAAAATGCCACGAAACTATAGTTCGTTAGACCAAAACCAAATCATGCAACGGGCTTTCGATGAAAGCGCCGACGCACTCAGGGTCCAAACAGAAGCTAGAGTCGTTGCAAACGCGATGGAAGTCGCTATTTCCGACAAAGACGATTCGATTAGACTAGGGGATGGGACAAACTTAACACAAGTGAATCCAGATGGATCACTTAGAGTAAGTGCTGGTTTAGTAAAACAGGCGTTTGACTACTTTAGCGGTAGTCACACTGATACTACTAGCACTTATGTCTATAAAAGAGGGGGATCAAGTGGTGTTACTGTAGCGACAGTAAATATTGTCTATACTAACACCGATAAAGATGAGATACTAAGCCTTACGGTAAACTAAAACAATGTTTAATTTGCAGTTTGATCCAGTTACCACTGAAATGGTGATTGGCAAAAAAAAGAAAAGCACTACTGTCGTCATTGGTGACGGTAGTTCTGCCACGATCAGCGCTCTGATTGTGCCTGCACCATTAGAACTGATGATCAATAACCTTACTGTTATTGATTATGTTGAAATTACTGATACTGGCGCATTTTCAATCTACACGGGTAGTTCTGTGGAGGTAACATAATGTCCCAATTAATTTTTAATAAAAGGACAGCTCCCTCTACACCGGCATCTAATAAAGTTTCCGTCTATGTAAAGCCAGACGGAGAGCTTTATATGAAAAAGGACAATGGAACTGAAGTTAAAGTTTCAGGAAGAGCGACCCTAAAGATTGAACCACGGGTAATTACTGCACAAGAAGCAGCCAATAAACAACTTGTTTTACAGGCAACGCCAATTGAACCCGATAATATCTCATTAGTTATAGGCCACGGGGGTGGACCTCAAATCAAAGGATTAGGTTTTGATATTTCTACGCTAGACTCTACCGTCCTTTATTGGAATGGTAAGGAATTAGATGGATTTATTGAAGAGGGGGATGTTTTCATTCTCCATTATTTAACGATCGTTTAATATTAACAACAATAACAACAACTTAGAAAGGTACTTTTAATGAGTATTTTTATTAAAAAGAAGTTTATAGGCGAAGGCGAGGTTGACGGTGCCAAGATTCTGGTGCTCAACAACCAAGCGGTTCGCGCAAAAGCTGCGGGCGGGTCTGCGGTTGAGCTTTTCAAGCTTGACTCTGCTGACAAGCTTCAGTTTCTTGTAAGTCCAAAATCAAGCGCTGCTCCGGCCGAAGGTTCGGATCTCGCTAACAAAGATTACGTCGATGCTCAGGTTGCTGCTGAACAGTCTGCTCGTGAAGCAGCTGAAGCTGCTCTTGAATCGGCTGTTGAAGCTGAACAAACTCGCGCTGAAGGCGCAGAAGCTGCTCTTGCTGCTGATATTGCATCAGAAGCATCTGCTCGCGCTACTGCTGTTTCGGCCGAGGCTGCTGCTCGTGCAGCTGCAGACGCAGGTCTTGCGGCTGACATTGCGTCAGAAGCTAGCGCTCGCGCTACTGCTGTTTCAGCTGAACAAGCCGCTCGTGAAGCCGCTGACACCGCTGAGGCATCCGCTCGTGCGGCTGCTGTCTCCGCTGAAGCCGCTGCTCGTCAGTCTGCCGACGAAGCACTCGGTGCTCGCATCGATGCTGTTATCTCTAATACAGACCCAGCTGCTCTTGATTCACTTGCTGAAGTCGTTGCTGCATTTCAGGCTGCCGATGGCGACCTAGATTCAGCAATCACTGCTCTTGGTACCAGCGCAACTTCTGCGCTCGGTGCAGAACAGGCTCGTGCTGAGGCCGCTGAAGCAGCTCTTGCTGCTGATATTGCAGCTGAAGCTGCAGCTCGTGCTGCTGCTGACAGCGCTGAAGCCTCGGCTCGCGCCGCTGCTGTCTCTGCAGAACAAGCTCGTGCCGAAGCAGCTGAACAAGCTCTTAGCTCCGACATTTCTGCTGAAGAAGCTGCTCGTATTGCTGCAGTTTCTGCTGAAGCCGCTGCTCGCGCAGCTGCCGATAGCGCAGAACAAGCTCGTGCTGAAGGTGCAGAAGCTGGTCTAGCTAGTGATATTGCTGCTGAAGAAGCGGCTCGTATTGCAGCTGTGTCCACTGAAGAAGCCGCTCGTATCGCTGGTGATGCTGCTGAAGCAATCGCCCGCGCTGCAGCTGTTTCCGCTGAACAAAGCCGTGCAGAAGCTGCGGAAGCTGACCTTGCCGCAGACATTGCTGCTGAACAAGCAGCCCGCGAAACTGCTGTTTCCGCTGAACAAGCTGCTCGTGAAGCAGCCGTGAGCGCAGAAGCAACTGCTCGCGAATCTGCTGACGATGCTCTTAGCGCACGTATCGACGCTGTTATCTCTAATACAGACCCAGCAGCTCTCGATTCGCTCTCTGAAATTGTTGCAGCTTTTGAAGCAGCTGATTCTAATCTCAACTCTGCAATCACCGCTCTTGGTACCGGTGCAAGCTCAGCACTTGCTGCTGAAGTTGCCCGTGCTCAAGCTGCTGAAGCAGGTCTAGCAAGCGATATTGCTGCTGAACAGGCTCGTGCCGAAGCAGCAGAAGCTGCTCTTCAAACAGCAATTGATAATGAAGCAGCTGCTCGTGCAGCCGCTGTCACTGCTGAAGCAACTGCACGCGCTGCCGCCGTTTCTGCTGAAGAAACTCGCGCAACCGCTGCTGAAGCCGGTCTAGCTGCCGACATTGCCGCTGAAGAAGCTGCTCGCGAAGCTGCTGTTTCTGCTGAAGAAACTGCTCGTATCGCTGCTGTTTCTGCTGAAGAAACCGCGCGTATTGCCGCTGTCTCTGCTGAGCAATCAGCACGCGAAGCTGCTGACGCCGCTCTTGCTTCTGATCTTGCAGACGAAGTTGCTGCTCGTGAAGCTGCTGTTTCTGCTGAAGCTGCAGCACGCGCTGCAGCTGTTTCTGCCGAGCAAGCTCGTGCAGAAGCCGCTGAAGCTGGTCTAGCTAGCGACATCGCAGACGAAGCTGCTGCTCGCGCTGCTGCTGTCTCGGCTGAAGCCGCCGCACGCCAAGCTGCTGATGAAGCACTTGACGCTCGTATTGATGCTGTTATCTCCAACATCGATCCAGCCGCTCTCGACTCCCTTTCGGAAGTCGTTGCCGCTTTCGAAGCTGCTGATTCAACCATCAACGGTGCAATTAGCTCCCTTAGCGCAAGCGCTTCTTCTGCTCTAGCAGCAGAACAAGCTCGTGCTGAAGCTGCTGAAGCTGATCTTGCTGCTGATCTTGCTGCTGAAGTTAGCCGCGCTCAAGGCGCTGAAGCTGACCTAGCATCTGATCTTGCTACAGAAGCGTCTGCTCGCGCAGCCGCTGATAGCGCAGAACAGGCTCGCGCAGAAGCTGCTGAAGCTGGTCTTGCGTCCGATATTGCTGCTGAAGAAGCCGCACGTATCGCCGCTGTGTCCGCTGAAGCATCTGCTCGCGCTACTGCAGTCAGTGCTGAAGAAACTCGTGCAATGGCAGCTGAAGCTGCTCTTGCTGCAGATCTTGCAACTGAAGAAGCTGCACGTATCGCCGCTGTTTCAGCTGAAGCTGCTGCTCGTGAAGCCGCTGACACCGCTGAGGCATCCGCTCGTGCGGCTGCAGTAAGCGCTGAACAGGCTGCTCGTGAAGCTGCTGACTCAGCACTCAGTGATTCTCTTGCCGACGAAGTTGCTCGCGCAACTGGTGCGGAAGCTGAT